GCCTCCCCGCTCGCCGCCCGCCTGCGGCGCATCGAAGCCCTGCCGGATCTCGACGGCGAAAGCCTCGTCAGCAAATTCGGCGCCGACGCCCCGGCCGTGTACGTCGCGGTCGGCAGCGGCAGCATGCAGGACGGCATGGCATCAATCACCGTCGGCATCGCCTGCGTCGCCCGCAATAGCCGAAGCCCGCAAGCCGCGCGCCAGGGAGACGGCATGCAGATCGGCGTGCTCCAACTCGTGCACGAAGTCATCAAGCTGATCCACGACACCTACATCGAGGAGTTCGGCTACCTGGTCAGTGGCTGGGACCCGGTCGACAGCGATGCACTCACCCGCAAGGGCCTGTACGCCGCCGTCGTTCAGGCCCGGACCGAAGGCTACTACGGCACTTAACCGCCACCAGACTTAACGCCACAAAGGAGCACCACATGGGAATCACCCGCGCCATCGAGGTACAGCTTGCCGCCGCCCAGACCTACGGCACGACCAAGAACATGACCGCAGTCACCAACGCTGCCGAGGGCGTGGCCACCCTTGAGGCGAGCCACGGCGTCGCCGCCGGAGATTATCTCGAACTGACATCGGGCTGGGCGCGGCTCAACGGCCGCATCGTCCGCGCGAAGACGGTCGCCACCAACGACGTGACGCTCGAAGGCATCAACACCAGCAGCACGGTGCGCTTCCCGGCCGGCCTCGGCACCGGCACCGTGCGCAAGATCACCCCCGCGACCGGCCTGATCAACCTCTCCCAGGTCGAGCTCATCGCCACCTCGGGCGGCGAGATGGGCTTCGAGGAGATGACCCAGGTCGACGACGTGCAGGGCAAGGAGGCGCCAACGATCCCCGGCCCGACGCGGCTGACCTTGACGGTTTTCGACGACCCGACCCTGGCCTGGTATGCCGTGCTGCTCGCCGCCGCCGAGGCGACGACGCCGCTGGCTTTCCGGATGCGCTTCCCGAACAGCGTCATGCTGCTGCTCAACGCCTACGTCGCCCTCTCTCGGTTTCCGCAGATCGAGGGCCGCGGCAAGGCGCTGAGGAGCACCGTCACGCTGTCGCTGGTCGCCGATACGACGCGCTACGCGAGCTGAGGAGCCACGTATGTTCAAGATCGTCCCCGATCCCACCTTTACGGCCGACGCCCAGATCACCGTCCCCGGCCAGGCCGAGCCGGCCCGCCTGCGCATCGAATGGCGCCACAAGAGCCGCAAGGAGCTGCAAGCCTGGCTCGATCAGCTCGCCGACAGGGAGACCGACGAAGCCGCCGGTCTCGATCTCGTCATCGTCGGCTGGGAGGGTGTCGAAGACCAGAACGGCGAGACCGTCCCCTACTCGAAGGAGCGCCTGCGCCACATCCTCGAGAACTACCCGGCCGCCGGCGCCGACTTCGTCCGCTCCTACGTCCGGTCTCTCACCGAGTCCCGCCTGGGAAACTGAGGGCCGCGGCGCTCGCCTTCGTGGCGGCGCCGCAGTCCGAGCAGGCCGAATGCGAGCGGCTGCTGGGCCTGGAACCCGGCGATCTCGGCGGCACGCAGGGCGCCGAAGAGCTTGCCGTCTGGCTGGAGAACTGGCCCGCCGTCGAGATCTTCGGCGCCCTGCAGACGCAATGGACGGTCGCCCCGTCCGGCAGTCTCGTCGGGCTGCGCTATGAAGCCCTGCCGCTCGTCTTCAACCTGCACCGCATCCGGCGCCGCCGGCGCCGCCGGCTATTCGAGGATCTGAGAATCATGGAAACCGCCGTCCTCACCGCCCTGCAGGAGCGCCGGCCATGAAAGGCCCGGCCGATCCGCTCGGCTGGGCCGCCAAGCCGCGCAGCCAGTTCGCCCTCAACGCCGTCGTCAAGAAAGCCGATTCCGACCGCCAGTTCCGCGCCATCCTCGATCGCCTGATCAAGGAAGGCATCTGCACCGCCGCCGGCATCCTGCTCTTCAGATGGACCGGCCTCTCCTGGGAGCCGACCGCATGAGCAAGGTGACGTTCCGCGTCGAACTCGAAGGAGCAGACCAGACTGCCGCCGGCTTCGACAAGGTCGGCGCCTCCGGCAAGAAAGCCGTCGAATCCGTCGTCGGCGGCAAGCGCGAGATCGACCAGTACGGCCAGTCCGCCCGCGCCACCGCCGCCGCGCTGCGCCAGGTCCCCGCCCAATTTACCGATATCGTCAGTGGCCTCGCCACCGGCCAAAACCCGCTCACCGTCCTCCTGCAGCAGGGCGGCCAGCTCAAGGACATGTTCGGTGGCGTCGGCAACGCCGCCCGGGCGCTGGGCGGCTACGTCGCCGGCCTCGTCAATCCGTTCACCGTCGCCGCCGCCGCAGCCACCGCGCTCGCCGTCGTGTACTACAAGAGCACCGAGGAGGCACAGAACTTCTCGCGCGCCATCATCAACACGGGCAACGCCGCCGGCACCTCTGCCGACGCGCTGCGCGACATGGCCGGGCAGATCGCCGATGCCACCGGAGCGACCCGCGGCGCCGCTGCCGATGCCCTGACCGAACTCACCGCCGCCGGCACCGTATCCGGCGACATGCTCGAAAAAGTCGCCTCTGCCGCCGTCGGGCTGGAGCGCTCGGGTGGCCAGGCGATCGCGACCACCGTCGAACAGTTTGTCGCGCTCGGTCGGGAACCGGTCGAAGCCCTGAAGAAGCTCGACCAACAGAGCCATTTCCTCACCGCCACCGTCCTGGAGCAGGTGCAGGCGCTGGTCGAACAGGGCCGCTCGGCCGAAGCCGCGCAGGTCGCCCAGAACGCCTGGGCCGACGCGATCGCCCAACGCATCCCGCAGCTCGAAGGGCAGCTCAACAGTTTCCAGAAGGCCTGGCGTGATCTGGGTGAAGCAGCCGGCCGCGCCTGGGCCGCGATGAAGGGCGCCTTCACCGACGACACCACTGCCGAAAAACTGCGCGACGCACAGGCCCGGGTTGCCGCCGGCGACCCATCCGCACGCGGCGACGTCGCCGTCTTCCAGGCCAAGCTCGACGCCGAGCGCCAGACCGTCATCGCGCAGGAAGCCGCCAACGTCAAGCGCCGCGCCGAACTCGGCTGGCTGAAGGAAGGCGAGCAGTTCCGCACCAAGCAGCAGAAGATGGAAGCCGAGATCGCCAAGGCGCGCGAACTCGGCCTGCAGGCCGGCAAGTCCGAAGCCGATCTGCAGCAGCGCATTGGCGAAATCCGCGAGAAATACGCCGAGAAGGTCCGCTCCGGCGGCGGCAGGGCGCCGCGCGCCGACCCGCTCGACGCCGAGCTGGAGCGCCTGCGCATGGGACTGCGGGCCGCCGACTCGGGGCTGTCCGGATCGACCGTCAAGGCGCTCGACAATCTGGCCGAAGCCCTGCGCCGCGGCAAGATCGAGGCCGCCGAGTACGGGCAGCTGCTCGACTCGGTCCTCGGCAGGGACCCCGCCCTCAAGGGCGCGCGCGGCGGCAATGAGCGTCTGGCCGCGCAGAGCGAGGAGTTCCTCGCGCGCGAGGAGCGCAACCGCGAACGAGCACTGGCCAGCTTCCAGATGCTCAAGACGCATACGGCGGAATCCGCCGCCGCCATGCAGGCGTACCTGGCCACCATCGACCGCGGCGAGGGTATTCTCAGGCACTACGAGCAGCAGGTTACGGCGGCGCGCGACGCGCATGCCCTGCTGAGTCGCGAGTTCGAGCGGCAGGGGCCACTCAACGAGGCGCAAATCGCCGCCCTCGACGCCCAGGCGCGGGCGGCTGAGGATGCCGCCGCCGCATACGAGCAGATGACCGCCGCTGTCGAAGCGCAGGCCGAAGCCAATGGGCAGGCAACCTTTGCCATGGCCGCGCAGGCGGAGCAGGTCCGCCGACTGGAGGATGCCACGCAGGCGTCCGCGGCGATCATGGGCGCCATGCTCGACGCCCGCACCACATCGGGCTACTACACCACGCTGGAGAGCATGCGCGCCGAAGGCAACATCAATCGCGAGCGCATTGCCCAGCTGGCGGAGCTGAAGTCGGCGTATGAGGCCATGGGAGAAGCCGGCGTCGCGGCGGCGGCACAGGTCGAGGCCGAGATGATCCGCCTTTCCGCCCGGCTGGACCCGATCGCCGACCAGGTCCGCCACATCTTCGAAGAAGCGTTCACGAACTTCTTCGACGATATCCTCGGCGTCATCAACGGCGAGAAGAAACTCAAGGATGCCCTCAAGAGCCTCGGCAACAGCATTCTGAAAGAACTCTGGTCGATGGGCAGCAAGGAGCTGTCGCAGCAGCTGATGAAGCTGCTCGGCGGCGGTCTGGAACCGGGCAAAGGTGCCGGGCTGTTCTCCTTGATCAGTCAGGCATTCGTCCCGGACTCCAGAAACATCGGGGCCGACATCGTCGAGAAAGGCCGCTCCGTCTTCAATCGCATAGCTGGAGGCGGCGCCAGCATATCCAGCGGCTTCGGCTCTGCCAGAGGCGCACTCTTCAGTATCCCGATGTCGGCGCGCGGCGACGGCATTTCGGAGGCCGTCTCCGAGTTCAAGGATTCCCTCGGCAGTGTGGCCGCGCAGTTGCAGTCACTCGGCAGCGCGTCCGCCGCATCGCAAGCCGGGTTTTCGGCGTTGAATACCGGAGTATCCGCCTGTCAGTCCTCGGTGGCGACGCTCGGTATCAGTGCCGCTACGAGCGATGCCAGCATCGCCTCCCTGGGCGTGTCCAGCGCGCTCGCGGATCAGTCGATACTGGGAACCAAAGCCTCCTCCATCCTGGCCGACGTAGCCCTGGCATCTACCGCTGCCTCGGCGACAGCGGCGAGCGCCGGACTGTCCAGCGTCGCCGTGGCGTCCTCATCATCCGCTGTGGCCGGAGCCACCGGAGGCGTGCTCAGCAGTGTGGTCGACTCCTTCGCTGATAGTCTCTTTCAGCTGGGTGGACTCGGTTTCCGCAACGGCGGCGCCTTCGGCCCGTCCGGTCCAATCCACGCCTTCGCCGCCGGCGGCATCGTCTCCACCCC